AGAAGAAGTAGACTACTTTGCTGTTTATATTATGGTTTATGAAGGGTTTTTTATTATACCGAATTATCAACAAAGGAGTATAAGGTTATCAATAGACGGCAAGTATAAAGACAATTTTAATAACTTTGCACTGATTAAATAATTTTCTGTTTTTTAATTTCTTGTTTCTGATTTATGCGCTGCTAGAAATAGTGGCGCTTTTTTTTTCGTATTTTTACAGAAATTATTTTAAGATGCGTCAAATAAAAATTAACAGCACTACAGGCAGCGAAATAATAACTACTAGCGACGTTAAAAACTACGTCCGTATAGACACTAGCGCCGACGACAGTTTAATTACTAGAATGATAACACAGGCGCGCCAATGGTGCGAAAACTATATAAGCCGCGATATAGTAGCTAAGAATAGAACGTACTATCTAAGCGAAACCGAAGCTATAATAGATATACCTTTTGGTCCTGTAGCTAGTATATCTACGGTAACTAGTGAAGGTAATACTGCCGACCACACCGTAAAAGGGCTAGATAACGAACGTATAGAACTAGACGGCGGCAAAGCTAAAGATGTTAAAATAACTTACGTTACAGCTGGGCTAAGCGACGATCTTATAAAGAACGCTATGCTACAATTTGTAAGCACGCTATACGATAACCGCGCCGACTTTGTAACTGGCGTTACAGTACAAGACGTACCCACCGAAACAAAAGCGCTTTTAACTAGCTATAAAAATATGTTTGTATAATGGACGCTGGCAAACTAGATACACAAATAGCTGTAATAAGGCTAACAAAAACCCAGGACGAATTCGGCGGCTTTACGTCTACCGAAACTACTGTAGCTACCTACTGGGCTAGTTTAACGTATACAGACGGCGAAATAAAAAGCGAAAACGGACAGCGCCAGCACTTTGTAGGTATTGAATTAATGATGCGTAAAAACACAGCGGACGAAATACAAGACCAGGACCTACTACAAATAGAAGGCGCTGGACCTAAGTACAGAATAAATAGTATAGTAGAAACTAGCCAAGACTTCTATACTACGATAACCGCTACCAAAATTGACTAATGAACGCAAAGATAAACCCACAAGACCTAGCTATACTAGACAAAAAGCTAAAGCAGCTTAAAAGGTTTTCGCGCCAGGAACTTAGCAACGAAGTGGGTAGAACTGCTAGCGATATAGTAAAGCGCAGTACTAAACGCGTTCCTGTAGACAAAGGTAAACTAAAGCAGTCTGTATATATGGCTAAAAAAGGTAACACCGCAGAAGTAGGGTATAACAAAAAGTACGCGCCTTACCAGGAATTCGGAACTGGGCGCTATATAGATACTAAAGATGCCCAGGCACTAGGGTTTAGTACTAGTGAAATTAAGATGCTATTTAAAGGCGAAGGCAAGCGCCAAGTAAATATACCGCCGCAGCCGTATTTTTTTCCTAGTGTACGCGAAGCGTTAAAGGCGTTAATGTTTAGACTAGACGACAAACTAAAAAAATATATATGAAAGAAGTAATACATAGAGTACGTAAAGCCCTACTAGATAAACTAAACGGTAATGTAACCCTACGCGGTGCTACAGTACCTATATTTAATAGACTACCTAGCAGCGCTACATACCCTTTAATACGCATATACAGCGTTTCTAACGACGAAATAAACCAAAACCAAACTAGCTATATAACAGAAGTTATAACGCGCTTAGAAGTTATTACTAGGTTTTCTGGCGATAGTGGCGGCGAACTAGACAGCAACTTAATAACAGACGCTATACTACAGATCGTAAGAACCAGAAGCGCCGACTATATTAATATAGACGACGAAGGTTTTAACGTGTTTACTAGTGAAGTGGCTGGTATAAACTATTTAACAGAAGACAGCGACGACTTTACGTACTTTAGGACTATTATAGAACTAAGCAATAAAATACAGCAAATACCGCCTACAGGTGGACTACAGGCAGAACTACAAAGCGAACTACAAACATAAATAAACCGATATGGCTAAAATTACTTTTACTAACAAAACCGACAACAGCACTAGCGAACTAGCAGAAATTTATAAAGTAACTGCTGCTAATGTAAACGAAATTAAAACTAGCGTAAACGCCTTATACGACACCCTGGGCGGTTTTGCTTTTTACGAAGACACCGCTACAACAGCTACACCTATTAACCTAACAGCGGACACCTGGACGGACCTAACAAACAACAAAGCTGGCAGTGGTACGCTAACTACTTATAAGCCTAGCTACGTTACTGGCGACCTTTGGGACAGCGCTACTAACACTATAGACCTAGACGAAATACCAGCTGGTAGTGTAGTACTAGTACGTAACGACTACGACATTACTACAGGCAGCGCTAATACTAGACTAGACGCTAGGCTATACTTCCCAGACAATAGTAAAAGTGTAGAATTTTCGCACGATACTATAGCTAGTAGCGGTACAGAAGTTAGGTACAGCCGTACTACCCAGTTTTATGTAACCGACGCTATAAAAACTACAGGGGTTAAAATACAAGTTAAAGTAGATAAGTCTGGCGCCACAGCTAGAGTAGAGGACTTTCAAATTACAGTTTTAAGTTTTTAATTTTTTTATCTTTGTAACTGATTAAACTATAAATAAATGGCTACCGAATTAAACGAAGGCACGCAAGTAACACTAGATTTAAAAACAATTACTTTAGTTATTGCTGGCGCTGTTTCGTTAGCTGCTATGTATTTTGCGCTTAAAGCAGAAATAGAAATAGCAAAAGAACTACCAGAACCTACAATAAGTAGGACGGAATACGATCTAAAAGACCAGCTTATACGTGAAACTATTATGAATACCCAGCAAAAGGTAGAAGAAAATAGCGCTAAGCTAGATAAGATAGACGAAAAACTATACGAAATAATAGAACGAAAGTAATGAAACTACTAATAGCTTTACTGTTTTCTGTTTGTTTATATAGCCAGAACTATACAGTAGTGCAAATTAATGCGGACTGGAACGAACGTAATAAAATAGACCTACCCTTTAAAATAGAAGGCGCTAAAGTTATTTATGCTTATTTAAGTGAACAGCCAGAAAGTTTACAAAAACAAGTCAAGGTAGTCCCTGTAGTGGTTTTGTATAAAGACAGTAAACCAGTACGCCAATGGATTGCAGACCTAAGTTTTAAAATGCCGTTTACAAAAGACGAACTTATAGCGCAAATTAAAAAAGAAATAAATAGCCGCAAATGAAATACTTTACTATAGCTGAATTCGACAGCCCAGACGAACCAGGAAGCGGTGTAAATATGCACCAGGACCTACTAGAACTACTAGACGAAATGCGCGAAATTTACGGTAGACCTATAGCTATTACAAGCGGCTACAGAACGCCAGAACATAATGCCAGCCTAGGCAAAAACGCGTCTAAGAACAGCAGCCACTTAAAAGGTTTAGCTGTAGATATAGCTATAGCAGATAGTAACCAACGCTACGAAATAATACGTATAGCTATGCTACTAGGAATTAAGCGTATAGGAACTGGCAAAGGTTTTGTACATATTGATATAGACGGCGACAAAGCGCAAAACGTAAACTGGGTATACTAATGAAGACACTACTAGCTAAACTTTTAGGACTTAATAGCGGCGGCGAAAGTAGCCTAGGCAGTTTTGCTAAAGACCTACGCGAAGCTATAAAGGGCAAGGAAATTGATCCAGAAAAAGCGCTAGAACTAATTAAAGTACAAAACGAAGTAAACAAAATAGAAGCCCAGCACCGCAGTATATTTGTAGCTGGCTGGCGTCCGTTTATAGGCTGGGTTTGTGGGTTAGCACTTTTATATAATTTTATACTACGCGATTTAATAGCCTGGCTAAGACCAGACGCTATGCCGCCAGCTATACAAATGGACCAGCTAATAACAATTTTGTTAGGTATGCTAGGGCTAGGTGGACTTCGTACCTACGAAAAACTAAAAGACAAAAGTAAATAATGGCAAAGCTACCGCAGTTTATATATAGGGCTAACAGTAGAAAAAAACGCCCTGGTAAACACAGTAAGAACGCAAGCCCAGGGCAAAAGGGCTATAAAAAGCCTAGACGCGGACAGGGCAAACGTCGCTAGTTTTTTTTGTAAATTTGTAAAAATTACTATAAATGGCTTTAAAAGATAACGCAAGTCTGGCACTTATACCAGCAGCATATAAAACTAGTAAAGTATATAGCGCCTTACCTACAGACGGCGACGGCGATTTTACCTTTAGTAGAACTGGTAACGCCACTAGAGTAAACAAAGCTGGCTTAATAGAAACAATGGCTAGCAACGAACCCAGACTAGATTACCCTTTATTAGACGGTGTAGTACAGGATTGTCCTACGCTATTGTTAGAACCGAGTAGAACAAACGTTATACCTTATTCTGTTTTTGATGCAGGTGTACCTACAGGTTGGGCGGTTGGTTTTGGTACAGGAACTTTTACACACGAACTAACAACCTTTAGAGGACAAACAGCTATAAAACACACGCAACTAACAACAGGCAGAAGTTATTTACAAGATAGTGTTAGTTTGGCTGCAAGTACTACCTACACCTTTAGTATGTATGTTGATTTAGAAAACAGTGGCAATATATCAAGTAGTGAAGTTATTGCTGCTATATCTATGACAGGCGATACAGGTGATGATGAAGTAACTTTTGGGGAAATTGACCAAGATACAGGGCGCTGTGAATTTACTTTTACAACTACTGTTTCTGCTAGCTGTAATATAAGATTGGGTTTTGGTGCTTTTAGCAATACAAGCCAGTTAAACAAACCGATTATATTTTCTATGCCACAGCTTGAAGCAGGAAGCTATCCAACAAGCTATATAACGACACAAAATAACCCAAGTGGTGTAACACGCAACGCAGATGTTTGTAACGGAGCAGGTGATAGCAGTACGTTTAACGACAGCGAGGGTGTTTTGTTTGTAGAAACAGAACAATTTATAGGTGGGGATTTTCAAAGTGTATATATTTCTTTAAGTCAAGGCACAAGCAGTACAAATCATTTGACAATACAACACAGAAGTAGTGGTCAATTAAGGATATATGCAGGTGGTTTTGCAACATCAAATATACAGTTTTTAGAAAACATTGATATGGCGCAAAATCTTAAAATAGCTGTTCAATACAAACAAAACGACTATAAATTATTTGTGAATGGCACTCAATATTCTATTTATCCAAGTGGAGGTTCACAACCTGCTTTAACAGGTTTAAATGTATTACAATTTAATATAAATAGCTCAACAACACAAAATTGGTTAGGTAAAGTAAAACAACTAATGGTATTTAACACAGCACTAAGCGACAGCGAACTAGAAGAACTTACAAGCTAATAAAATGGAATATATATTTAAAAAATACGAGTTTACAGACGAAGCAACAGCCGACGCGCTAATAACTGCACTACCTACAGCTGAAAACGAAGAAGGCGAAACGTACCCAACGCATAAACATACTATAGTAAAACTAGGTAACGTAGTAGTAGAACAGGGCGTATACGAAGAAGGCGAAGACGGCGAAATAGTAGAAGTAACTGCGCCAGTACTAGCAGAAAACTACAGCGTAGACGTACTATGGCACGAACTAGAACAGCAACCAGAAGACTGGGCGCCTTACGAAATAGTAATAGAAAATAACGGCGTACATACGTTTTTCGGAATTAACTACGTTTAATATACTGTTATGGCTGCTATAAACGGTACAAACTTTTTACTATACAAAAGTGATATAGATCCAAAAGTAGCCCTATTTAGTGAACGTGTAAAACAAGACGACGGAATACTAGAAGCGTTAAACTGCGTGCGTGATGCGTTTGAAGACACTAAACTACCACTAGGACACAGTACTAACGTAAGCGTAAGCCTAAATGTAGATATGCCAGAAAGCACTAATAAAGAAAGCCAAGGGTTTTTAGAAGTACTACCAGGCGTTAAAAACGGTAATATATCGGTAGAAGGTTTAGTAGACTATACAGACAATTTAAGTTATGCCGACTATGTAGA